CTTTATCCAGTGCAAATTGTGCATATGTTATCCCTTTACTAGTCTTCTGATATCCTAACAATGTTAAAAATGCTGCACCAAATGTTATGGTTGCTGTAACCGATTGTTCTATCAGACTAACTATACCTTCTAATGCTTTAACTGCCAATGTAATAGGCATAAATGCATATTTTAATGTAACTCCTAATACTTTGAATAACGGGCTCATTGCTGCAAATATACTCATCAATGCTTCTCCGGCTGGCATTAATGCATTTACTAATTGTGCTTTCATAGCTGCAAATGCTGCTGCTGTTTTTTCTGATGATTGTTGTTGTGCCAATCTATTTTGTAAATCTTCTGCAGACATGTCTGCCATTTCTGCTGCACTCAATCCTAATGCATTCATAGAAGCTAATTCATCTGCAGTCAAGTCACCTAACCTGTCTTTTATTATTAATGATTTTTGCAATTCATCAACTTCCATGCCTGTTGCTTTGGCTAATGCTTGTCTTTGTAGGTAATTCATTTCATTGAATTCAGAAATAGAACCGGCCTGATCTAATACTAACTTGGTTGCTCCTGCTATATCTCCTTCCAATGCCAACTGACGAGCTTTATCTAAATTGATTTGTTTACCAGTTAATGCTTGGAATGCAAATTGATCTGATATAGAATCTTCAAATTTCAATAATCCCTCAGACACACTAACCATTGTTTTTAAACTAACGCCCATTTTAGCAGCCTCAAGTGCTGCCTTTTTCAATGCCTTAACATTTCCTCCAAAGAATTTAGCTGTTGATGCAGCATTATCTGCAATATCCTTTGTTACGGTTCCAACACTAACGCCGGCTTTCAATGCCTCTGCTGCTAAATCTCTTTGTGCATTAGCAGCTTGATCGGCTGATGCTCCCATGGTCATAAAGGCAGCATTTACTTTACCTGCTTGTTCTGCTCCATATCCAAATGCTTTACCTATATCTGATACAGCGCCTGCTTGTTCGCCAGATAATTTTCCAATAACTCCTAATTGAGCAATTTGTTCTTTCTGTACAGCTAATATATCTGATTGTGTTGATAATTGATTACTTGCTGCTGATACTTGTTTGTTTGCTTCTTTGACTAATAATTTTGATTGTGTATATGTTAATCCTGTATCTTTAGATATTTTCTGTGCTTCTTTTGATATTGATTTGAAGGCCATTATTAATCCTATTGCCGCGGCCGCTATAAGTGCCATAGGATTCATCTTCACTATATTATTAAACGCTTGCATGCCGGCACCTAATGATGCTGTTAATCCTTTACCCTCCATCATCGATGTTAAAAATGCTTCTGCGCCCGCATTTATTCCTTTATCAAATTGGTCAGCTAATTTGTCTAATCCTATTAGTTTAGAAAGATACCCACCTCCCGGAAATTTCTTAATAAATGCATCTGCTTCACCTACTAAATCTTTTGCTGCATAATTTACTAATGTCATTCCTTTTTTAGTACGTTGGATTAATGCATTTTGTTGTTTAAGTGTTTTTATCTGATCTTTAGCGCCTAAAACTAAATTGTCAGATATTGCAGATAATTTTTCAGATACTTTGGCGTCAGCTTCTTTTAATTTTTTTATTTGATCTAAAACTTTTTTCTCTGCAGTATAATTTGCTAAAGTCTGATCAGATGCATTTAATATTTCTTTAACAAGCATTTTCTGTAATTGGTAAGTGTCAGACATAGAACCAACCATATCTGCTAATTTTTCTTGCTCAGCAACTAGTTGTTGTTGTATTTTGATATCTGCTTTTGTAGGCTTACTCATGAGATATTACTTTTATCTAGCTAATTTTTTAGCCAATTCTCGAAATTTTGGATTAGGATGGTCTGCTAACTTTTTTGATAAATCTTTAAGTCGTTGAGCATGATAGTTATGATCCTCAATTGCAGCTTTGAATTCTGGATCATTTCCTAGTTTTTTCATAGCCCTTTTCACAGCCGGCTTCATTATCCATTTGAGAAGTCCTAATGCTAGTCCTTCATCTATTGCATTAATTTCTTCAAGAAGTTGTTTTTCTATATTGTTATCTGCCATATCGGTATTCCTTTTTAATAAATATCAATACGACCATGTTTTATATGAATTATCTGCCTCTTGCAGGCCTAGAAGATCTAGATCTAGATTGAGCCTTTTTCATTGCCTTTTCATGTTCTTTTTGTTGGTCTTTAAACATTTTAGACATTTTTCTTAGATAGAATGTACGCAGATATATAGGCATATTATATACATCCTGATATGTGAATCCTCCTTGACTATGATAGACAAGGTCAAATATTTGTTCTTGTTTGCTTAGTTTATAAGCCGGAGTCAGGCCAAAAAAAGTCCAATCCGATGCTAACCGTTGCGCGAAAGCTATCACCGGAGTCTCCATCCGGCACTTGTACTTCCAAGCTAGTTTCAGGTGTTATTGATATTAGAAATTTACGAATTGCTCTAGAATCGATTGCTAACAATTTTGTATCAACAAATTTTCTAATTTTTGCATTATCTGTTTCTCCATCTACACTTGTAATAACATATTTCATCATTGTAGAAACAGCTGCATTCTTTTTCAATTTTGCTAAACCTTTTAACTCTGCATCCATTTTTGTTTGATCTCTCTGAGTTAATAGTTTCAATTTGATTGGAATCTTTGCAGCAGGCAGATTCAAAGTAAATTCATTTGTACCTTTATCCAATAAAGACCAATCAATTTCTTTTTCTGATAATTGAGTTAAATCAACTACATGTTCTACTTCTTCTCCTGTTGTTGGATTAACTGCTTTAATAGGATAATCTTTACCATATCCTAATATCCTTGCTGCAATCATAATAGCGTTCTTATCACATAATAAGAGGTCATTATATTCAACTGGAGTAACTATTAAGGCCTTGAACAACTTGTCTAACACTACGCCATTATTAATAAATGATTGATTGGTAAGAATATCTTCTTCCTTTGCAGTCATATATTTCATTTCAATAGTACCTTTAGATAAAGGATGTCCTTCTGGATATAATTTTCCTTTACTTGGCAATTGGATAATTTCCGTTGGAAAATCAAATACCTGTGGTTCATCGACTGCTTTTGAATTATATTGTGCAGTTGCTAAATCTTTTAATTGTTTATCAGACATTGCTGGTGCTTTACCTGGATAATCGTCGTTAACTTTTTGTGCCATATAGTCTCTCCTAATAACTTATTACTTTTATATAAATATGCCTTAACAGTAAAAAATCCTACCGTAAGGTAGGATTCTTTAATGCTTTTGAAATATCAATTAGAATTGTAACACTGCATAATCATATTTTAGAGTCAATTCAATTTGTAATGGATCTTCTGTTGCCCAATCCATATCTCCAAATGTTGCAGAAGAAATAAAAGCTCCTTTCAAAGTCCATTCTTCAACTTTATCACCTACTGGTCCTAAAGTATTGAAAGTTAAGTCCTTCTTATAAAAGTCACTATATCCATCTCTACCTGTTACAGATTCATGATGTAATCTCACCCATTCCATAACTGCTTGTGCTCCTGATGGAACAACTGGATCATATAATGTTACTGTTACATCTTGCCATCTAGACTTTCCTTTCAACTTTCTTTCAACGTTGATATGGTCTAGTATAACTTCACCTTGATCAATTGATGGTCTACTAGCTGCCTTAATTAGGTATGCTGGTATTCCTTCAATATACATGATGAACCTATTGGCCATCTTTGGCTCATAAGCCGTATAAAATATTTCGGTTGGGTCAAGTAATTCTGCCATCTTTTTATTCCTCTTTAATATAAATATACACTATCCTAAATTTTATTCAGGAAATGCTGCTCCTGTTGGTAAAATATTGAAATCAATTACAATAAACTCAGCTGCCTTAGCAGGTTGAAGGAATATTTGTCCAACCATTGTATTTCTATCAATTACATCAGGAGTATTATTAGTTTCATCCATTACTACTTTGAATGCATATAAACCTTGTCTTTGTTGTACATTTTCAAAATATGGATTAACGATTGATAAGAATCTGTTTCTAGTTGCTGCTGTATTGTTTTCAAATACTAAGAACTTAGTTGTTGAAGCAATAAATTTCTTAGCTGCAATTAGCAATCTTCTTACATTAACTCTATCCAATGCAGATGACTTCTTCTGTAATGTCTTTTGTCCAAATACTGTTACACCGGCATTAGGGAAAGTTGCAATAGGATTAATATTACTTTCATATAATGTATCTCTATTTGCATGAGTTAATTTTCTTTCTGTTTGAACTGCAATATCAATTCCACCTCTATTAAGACCGGCAGGTGCAAACCATGGAGCAGCTACTCTATCATTAAAGGCATATACACTTGGTATTACTGTTGATGCAGGAACCCAAACATTTCTTCCTAGATCTGTATCTGGAATTTTCACCCATGGCCAATACATTGCAGCATAATTACTATCTCTTGCATCACCTTTTGCTACTGCTTGAGAAAGGCCTCCTGCATATAATATAGGATCAATTACTGCAAAACAATCACTTCTGTCTTCACACATTTGAACTAGTTCACCAATTGTTGTTCCGTGCTTATCATCTACTAAACCAGGTAATGTAATTAAGTTAATATCATACTCATCTTGGTTTTTCAATAATTTAATTGCATCTGAATAAGCTGTTCCACCTTTTGAAGCTGTATCTGGATCATATCCTTGTACGTTTGCATCTTCAATTAACTCATAGAATTTTTGTGGATGTTCAACATTACCATCAGATCCTCCTGTAAATGAACCAGAACTTACCGCAGGTAAACTACCTGATGCACTTCCTACTCTTACATTACCATTTGAATCTAAATAATTATAAGTATTCTTAAGAACTGATACTCTTACATATTTAGATCTATTTGCAAATGATCCTGATAATTGAAGGAATGGATCTGTTGTTCCAGAATCCCTCAATGTCTGTACTTGGTCTCCAATTCTTCTTGCAATATAATCAGTTGAATTAGGATCTAATGATAAGTTATTATATTGTTCTAATATTGTTTTTCTTTTGATAGTATCATCACCTCTTCTAATAATTAAGTTGAAAGTACCTTTTGATGTATTTCTTGATGTCACTTCCCATCTTAAATTATTTTCTGTTCCGTTTGGTAATACATTATTTGTACCTTCTGTACCACCTCCACTATTCATACCAGCACCATCTGCCAATGTTGTTAAAGTAAATACTGTCTCTGATGCAGATGTATTAGATCCACCTGCCATTTCAAATCCGGTTGTTCCAGAAGTGGCTCCAAATGTACCAGGTGTATTTCCTGATGCTGTTGCAAATGTTACACCATTTGGTGCTGTTCCTGCAGCTGATCCAGATAGCATTAATTTAGCACCATCATTTGTAGCTGTAATTCCTGATAACACACTATTTGCAGATATTTCTGTTGCTAATGCACTTGCCAATGCTGTCTCATCTGCTCCTTTAGAAAAGAAGTTTATTAATCCATTGCTAGCATCTGTATTAGGATTTGCTTGTGCAATAAAGGTAACTGTATTTGAACCTTGAACAATTTTAAATGTTTCATTTTCAAGAACTGATGCAGCATTTATTGTTAATGAACCAGATGAAAATCTAACACCGGTTGTTGTTGCAGTT